TTATTAATAAATTTACGGACCATTTTTATAAATTGCCAACCCTCTTTAGAATTTGGGATGTCATGAAAATAATGCACACAAGCAAATTGTTTTTGTTCCTTTTTTGGTTGTATGTTTGTTGCGTTTCTTATCGCTTGTATTACTTCGTTTGTATCGTATTCATTACTCATTTTTTTAACCTCTTTCTATATTGTTATTATTAAAACTATTATTAAAAATAATATTGTTACCGAAAAATAATATTTAGTATTACTCAAATTTCCCCCCTTTCTTTTTTAAATTCAAAATAACTTTTTGCATTTGAATTTATTATTTGTGAATATTCATCAACATAATATCCATGTAAATTAAAATTATATTTCTTTTTTGTTTCTGAAATATCATGATTAATTTCTTTTATTCTTTCTTCTTTCCAATTTTTACTACTCATTTAATCCTTTCACTTTATTTCTTAAATCAATTAATTCTAATGCTAATTCAAAATTTATTTTTGATATTTCATTAAATTTTTTATTTGTTGATCTGACATAGTGATCTATATGCATATCCCCTATAGACAGAAATTTCTTTTTACTTTCTGAATAATACTTTACCTTTTTTAAACTTTTTAAAGTATCTGACGCAATTGATCTGTTATCAATTACGCTTTGGATTTTAACTATTTCGTTAAGTGTCATTATTCCCCCTTTCTATATTCTTTGAATAATTTTATTACAAATTTTTTTAAATCATCAAAATCACTTTTTATTAAATTTATATTTTTATCATCAATTCCAAAATTATCCGGAATACAATTTTTATTGATCTTGATTGCTCTTAATATTTCTTTTTCTAATTTTTCTATTGTCATTATTTACCCTCTTTCATTTTGGTTTCTAATTTCTTTTTTCCGTATGTTTTAACTTTTTCAACTATGATTGATGTTGTGTCTTTTTTGTAGCATAACAAACAATCTTTACATTTTTGACCCGTGCAATTTTGTTGATCCTGGAAATCAGTTTCAACAACTGTATTAAAAGTTTTATCAAAATGTTTCGGGGTTTTTGTCATAATATGATTAGTTAATGGCGATGAATAAATCAATATTAAGTTTTTTGGTTTTTGGTGTGTATCAAAAAAAGGCTTGATCACATCAAATCTTTTTGTCCAAAGGCTAAAATTACAATGGGGGTTTTTTAAAGCAATATTAACATAATTTTCTAAATTTATTGTTGCTTGCTTTTTATCTAGTGCTAATTCCCCATGAGCATTAAATCTAAAAAAAGCCGAATTAATAACCGGCAAAGCGTCTGGATGTAATACTTTAGAATTTAAAAGATCTGTATTCCTTTGTAATGCCGGAGCCATATTTTTCCTAAATGTATTCAACATTTCGTGAGAATAGCAAAAAGTACAAATATTTTTTGGATCTTGTTTGTTATATTGTTTTTTACAATATTCGTTTGTTGTTGTATTAGTTGATATAGCTTGAAAACCCTCAAGTTTTCCCGTCATTTTTGATATATGTATCATTTGTTTTTTTTCCTTTTTTTTGTTTTCTTATTATCTTAATTATTTTTTATTTGCTTAATATTGCCAAAATGTCGCATTAAATAAATAAAATATATCTTAATATTTGAACCATAAAATAAGCAAATATAAGATAAATTGTAATTAATGTTAAATTTTGCATTAAGCCGTCTATTTTTTTAAATAATTTAGTAAACATAATTAACCCCCTTTCTATAAAGTTTCTGTAACAACTTCGACAGTATAACCCATTGATTTTATTTCCTGGATCTCATCACGGTCAAAAGTTCTTTTTCTCATTAATGCTAAAAATGTTTGAGCAATTCGACATTTTGGATAAATTCTCTCAACCCCATAAACACTTTTTATAGATACTTTGATTTCCATTATTTACCCCCTTTCATGTAATTTTTTTGATCTTTAACTTCTTGAGTTAAAAAACCTTTAACAATTTCCATAGTTTCAACATCAAACGCTTTAACGATTGTTCTTAATGCACTAGCTTGTTGTTCTATGTTTTTAATATCATAAAATAAATTATCAATTTCTATTGCTAAATTGTTTTTATCTTCAATTAATTTGTGAGCTATATTCATTTGTTTTTCCTTTGTTGTTTAATTTAACTTATAAAGGCAAGTTATAGATATAATTTAAAATTATAACATGACAGATTGACGCATATATAATTTAGAATTGTTCTAATGTTTATTGAGGTTGGAATTAGAATTAGAGTTAGAATTAAAGTTTAAATTAAAGTTTGAATTATGGTTCAACTATCTCAAGCAAATCAATTTTATTTTATGCGATATAACAAACGGAATTAATAACCCGGAATTTTTTCTGATAATTAATGATTATCAAACATTTGTATTGATAGTCGACAATTATCGTTAATAAAAAACTCTACAATTTACAGATATTTTTGAAACTTATACCACCCCTACCACCCTCAAATCGTTCTAGGTTTTTTCTTATATATATACATGGATAATCTCCACAGACACACAGACATACCCTGCACCAGTTATACAAACTCTTTACCAAAAATATTTTTTAGTTGTTTTAAAAAAGCAATATACTAGATGTAGTATATGGATTATCTTAATACTGAAGATTTAGATTGTATTGCTTATATTGATAAAAAAACAAACAATGTAATAATTAGATTTGTTGGTTTCCCTAATGCGATAGCAGCAGAGCTGTTTACTGATTATGCTATGATGACACTAGGTGTAGAATATACTTCATTAAGTAGCATTCAAAGATCTAAAATGATACACTAATGAATATCAAAATACCTTATACTCCGAGAAAACATCAATCTTATTTACATCAACAGATCAATAGATACAGATGGAGTGTTCTCGTGTGCCACAGAAGGTTTGGCAAAACAGTATGTATGATCAACCATTTGATTAGATCAGCATTGATGAGTAAGTTGAAGAATCCTAGATTTGCATACATAGCTCCTACTTTCAAACAAGCCAAAAGTATTGCCTGGGATTATATGAAACAGTTCACGGCAAAAATACCAAACACTAAGTTTAACGAAACAGAGCTAAGAGTAGACTTACCTAATGGCAGCAGAATAACATTACTCGGAGCAGAAAATTCAGATGGGTTAAGGGGTATATACCTGGATGGGTGTGTCATAGATGAATACGCCAACATTGATGGTAAACTATTTGCAGAAATAATTAGACCAGCTTTATCAGACAGAAAAGGATATTGCGTCTTTATTGGTACACCTGCTGGAATGAATAATAATTTTTACGATCTATACCAACACGCAAATGGTGCAGAAGATTGGTTTAACTACAAAGCTAAAGCAAGTGATACTAAGATTGTAGATCCAGAAGAATTAGAGAAAGCAAAAGAAGTTATGGGTGATAAGAAGTACCTACAAGAATTTGAGTGTGATTGGATAGCAAACATAGAAGGTGCTATATACGGAGAAGAGATCTCTAAAATTGAAGATAAAAACCAAATAGCTAGAGTTCCTTACGATCCTACTTTGCCTGTCTCAACTGCCTGGGATCTCGGTGTCGCAGACCACAGTAGTATTATATTCTTTCAACAAAAAGGAACAGCAATACAGATAATAGATTATCATGAAGAAAGAGGTCATGGATTACCACACTACATCCAGATGCTAGAAGAAAAACCATACATTTACAAGGATCACTTTGCTCCACACGATATTGATGTGCAAGAGTTTGGTAATGGAAAGACCAGAAGAGAGATAGCATATCAGTTAGGAATTAGATTTAAGGTAGTACCGAAGTTACCAGTAGAAGAAGGTATACACGCAGTAACAATGTTACTCTCTAGATGTTGGATAGATACAGACCATTGCAAAAGTTTAGTAGATGCGTTAAGACATTACCATAGGAAGTACATCGACAAAAATAGAATGTTCAGATCGAAACCTGTACACGATTGGAGTTCACACGCTTGCGATGCTATGCGTTACCTAGCTGTTGGTCTTCAAGAAATTAATACTAGACAAACTGCTCCACAAAGTGTAGCAGATAATGATTACAGGATTATTTAATTATGGGATCAATACTTAAACCAAAAATGCCAGCATTACCACCTGTGCAACCCTTGCCAGAACCACCGGATACAGAATTATCTGCAGAAGAAGAAGCAAAAATGAAAGCTGAACAAGATGCAATTATGAGAAAAAGAAAAGGTAGAAAGTCTACAATACTTACTGGACCATTGGGTGTACAAGAATCCGAAGAAACAAAACTTAAAACTTTATTAGGAGAATAATATGTTAGATAAAATTAAAAAAGCATTTACAAAAAAGAAACCTGCTGCAAAAAAAGTTATCAGTAATATGGATGATTTAGATAATGGTGTAGGTATTAATCAAGAAGTTAAGTCAGAAGTAAAAACAGAAGTTAAATCTGAAACTAAATCTTCTTTAACATTTGGTAAGTAATGGGATCTAATAGTTCATCTAATGGTGGTGGAAATAGTGGATCAGATGCTTTTGTTAATAAAAAATCAAAAGTAAAAGAAGTAAAAAGAGATAAGTTTGGTTACACAAAAAAAACAAATAAAGTTGTAGATTTTATTTCTGGTGGTGGAGTAACTGGAGCAATCATTGGTGGTCTAACAAAAGGTGAAGAAGTTAATAGAAATTATTATGACACTAAAGTAAAAAATTATTCTGGAAACACAAAAGGAACTTACGAGGATTATATAAAAGCAAGAAGCAGAGGTGAAGTGGATGCTATGGGTAGAACAATATCTAAAAGTGATAATGGTGGTGCAACAGGTACAAGTGGTCAAGTAGTACAAGCTCCACAAGTAACTGCACCTACTACTGCAGAAGTTTCGCAGAGTACAGAAACAGACGCTGAAGATCCAATCTTGTTAAGAAAAAGAAAAGCAAAAGCTAAAGGAAGATCTCCAACAATCATGACAGGTGTTACTGGTGCAACTGGTAGCTTGACATTAGGCAAACCAAGTTTATTAGGTAGATAATGGCACAAACAGAAAAAGCAAAAAATTTATTAAAACGATATGATCGTTTAAAATCTCAAAGACAAAATTGGGAAAGTCATTGGCAAGAAGTTGCAGATTATATGCAACCAAGAAAAGCAGATGTAACTAAAACAAGATCTAAAGGTGATAAAAGAACTGAACTTATTTTTGATGGCTCACCATTACAATCAGTAGAACTATTAGCTGCATCACTACATGGTATGCTAACTAACCCATCTACACCTTGGTTCTCTTTAAGATTTAAAAATGAAGGAATGGATGGAGAGGATGAAGCAAAAGAGTGGTTGGAAGATGCTACTGAAGTTATGTATTCTGCGTTTAACAAATCTAATTTTCAACAAGAAATATTTGAACTGTATCATGATTTAATTACATTTGGCACAGCAGCAATGTTTATTGAAGAAGATGATGAGGATATTTTAAAATTTTCTACAAGACACATTAATGAAATATTTATTGCTGAAAATGATAAGGGAAGAATCGATACAGTATTTAGAAAGTTTAGTTTATCTGCAAGAGCAGTAATACAAAAGTTTGGAGATGTATCAATCAACATTGCAACTAAAGCAAATAAAGATCCTTACGAAGAAGTAGAAATACTTCACGCAGTTTATCCTAGATCTGACTTTAATCCTAAAAAACAAGACAAACAAAATATGCCATTTGAATCTGTATACTTAGATGGAGAATCTGGAGACGAGTTATCTGTATCTGGTTTTAGAGAGTTCCCTTTTGTAGTGCCAAGATACTTAAAAGCATCACACGAAATTTATGGTAGATCTCCTGCAATGACAGCTTTGCCAGACGTTAAGATGCTAAATGAAATGTCAAAGACTACAATCAAGTCTGCACAGAAACAAGTTGATCCACCTTTATTAGTTCCAGATGATGGTTTTATGTTACCTGTAAGAACAGTACCAGGTGGTTTAAATTTTTACAGAGCAGGAACTAGAGATAGAATTGAAACATTAAACATTGGAGCAAACACTCCATTAGGTTTAAACATGGAAGAGCAAAGAAGAAACTCAATTAGAAATGCTTTTTATGTAAACCAACTTATGATGCAGAATGGTCCACAAATGACGGCAACAGAAGTAATTCAACGTAACGAAGAGAAGATGAGATTACTTGGACCAGTTTTGGGTAGACTTCAATCTGAATTATTAAAACCATTAATCGATAGAGCATTTTCTTTAATACTAAAAAAAAATTTATTTAGACCGGCTCCAGAATTTTTAGCAGGTCAAGATATAGAAATAGAATATGTATCACCATTAGCTAAAGCACAAAAGTCTACAGAGTTATCTTCTATTATGAGAACAATAGAAATATTAGGTAGTTTATCAAATGTTGCTCCAGTATTCGATCATATTAATATGGATAAATTAGTTAGACACTTAGCAGACATTGTAGGTGTTCCACAAAAAATATTAAAACCACAATCTGAATTAAATGCTGAAAGAGAACAGGCAGCACAACAACAAGCACAACAACAACAGATGCAACAAGTACAACAACTAGCAGAAGCAGGGGGAAAAGTCGCACCATTAGCAAAAGCATTACCAGAAGAAGCACAGGCTTTAGCAAACGCTGATGTTGAATAATTTATGGAAACAAATAAACAGCTAGAGAATCTAGTAAAAAAACTTAGAGACAACTATCAATATATTTTTAATACAGACGAAGGCAAAGAAGTTTTGTCTGACTTAGAAAAAAGATGTCATTATCATTCTACCACTAATGTAAAAGGTGATAGTCATGAGAGTGCATATATGGAAGGTCAACGTAGCGTACTTCTATTTATAAAACAAATGCTACAAAAGGAGAATAAGAATGTCAAGTGAACAGATAACACAAACTGATGTGCCTGTAGAAGAGACAACAACTACTACAGACACTCCTCAAGCAATTGAACAACCATCAACTGTTGCCAAATCTTGGAAAGAAACAATCTCGGAAGAGTTTAGAAATGATCCAAATATTTCTAAGTTTACTGAAATAGATGCGTTAGCTAAAAGCTATATCAACGCAACTAGAATGATTGGTCAAGATAAAGTTGCAGTACCAAATGAGAACTCAACAGACGATCAATGGAATGAAGTATATGGAAAACTTGGTAGACCAGAATCTGCAGATAAATACAAGTTAGAAGTAAAATCAGAAACAGCTCCATTGGATGAAGGTGCAATAAAACAATTTGCAGAGAATGCTCATCAGCTTGGTTTAAATAATAAACAAGCACAAGGTATCTTAGAATTTTATAAAAATTCTATGGAAGGATCTGTGCAACAAGCAAGAATAGATACTGAAACTGCTCAAGCAAATGCAGAAGCTGAACTTCGTAAAGAGTGGGGTGGTAACTATGATGCTAACATTAAAAAAGCTGGATCAGTTGCTAAAGCAAATATGAATCCACAAATCTTAGATATGGAACTAAAAGATGGTACAAGATTAGGAGATCATCCAGAAGTTATTAAAGGTTTTGCAAACATTGCAAACATATTATCTGAAGATAAATTAATAAGTACAGAGAGTGAAAATACTGATCGAGGTACAGACTATGAAGCTGAAATTAGTAAACTTGTTAATGATAGAGATGGTCCATATTGGAATAAAGCACATCCAGATCATGACAAAGTAGTTCAACAAGTATTTACTTTGAGAACAATGATTAATGGATAAAGAAGAGTTAAGATTAGAAATACTTCGTATTGTTGTAGAGAGTGGATCAGAGAATCAAAAATCTAATCCCTTGCCAATCTGCGAAGAATATTATACATGGGTTTCTAAGGCGAGTGAAAATTCGCCTAAGAAAAGTAAGACAATGCGTAAGCACCTTACTGACAACAAAGAATAGAATTGTAGTCTAAAAGACTTTAAATCCAAGAGAAGCCAGAATTTCTGATAACGTCTCTGTTTTGTTTTAACATTAACTTAACAATTAAGGAGACATAATATGTCAACTGAAATAACAAAAGCATTTGTAGAACAATACAGTTCAAACATACAAATGTTATCACAACAAAAAGGATCACTTTTAAGAGATAAAGTGAGACTTGAATCTGTTACAGGGAAGAACGCATTTTTCGATCAAATCGGAAGCGTTACTGCAACAGTAAGATCAACTAGACACTCAAACACACCTCAAGCAGATACACCACATAGTAGAAGACGTGTATCACTTGTTGACTATGAGTTTGCAGATTTAGTTGACGATCTAGATAAAGTAAGAATGTTAGTAGATCCTACTTCTAGCTATGCACAAGCTGCTGCTTATGCAATGGGTAGAGCAATGGATGATGCAATTATTGCTGCTGCTACAGGAGCATCTGACACAGGTGTTGCTGGTGGTACTTCTGTTGCATTACCTTCTGGTCAAAAGATTGCTGAATCTGGAACTGCTGGTTTAACTATCGCTAAATTAAGACAAGCGAAAGAAATCATCGATCTAGCTGATGTTGATCCTTCACTAAAAAGATACATCATCGTATCTCCAAAACAGATCACAGATCTATTAGGAACTACTGAAGTAACTTCAAGTGATTTCAACACAGTAAAAGCATTAGCATCTGGTGATGTTAATACTTTCTTAGGTTTTGATTTCTGTGTAACTAACAGACTAACAATCGCTTCAAGCAAAAGAAAATGTATCGCTTTCGTACAAGATGGTGTTGCATTAGCTATGGGTAAAGACTCTACTGCTAGAATCGATGAAAGATCTGACAAAGGTTACGCAACTCAAGTTTACTATTCTGCTGCATTCGGTGCAACTAGAATGGAAGAAGCTAAAGTTGTAGAAATACTTGCTCACGAAGCATAGTAAATAAATTTTAGGGGGTGGAAGCGAGAGTGGAAACCCCCTAGAGTGCATGAAACAAATTAAAGATCTACAAACTGTTCTACATTTTAAAAAAGGAGATCATGTTTATAGATATGTTTTAGTAGATAGATTTAAGAATGATGGTAAAAATCATTATGGATTTGACACTAAACAAGAGAGAACAACAGAAGAAATATTCGCTTTAGAAAAAGATAGACAGATAAGGCGAAAGTATATTATAAGGAAGTAATATGGCATCAGTAGTAGACATTTGTAATGGAGCATTAAATCAACTTGGTGCATCAACAATACTTACACTTACAGAAGATTCAAAAAATGCAAGACTTTGCAACGCAAGATACACACAAGTTAGAGATAGTTTATTTAGATCTCACCCTTGGAACTGTTTAATCAAAAGAGTTGAACTAGCAAAAGATACAGAAACTCCTTCATGGGGTTTTAGTTATCAATTTACTTTACCTGCTGATTGCTTGAGAGTTCTTACAATTTTAAATTATGATTATGATTATAAAATTGAAGGAAGAAAGATTGTAGCAAATCATGGAACAGTTAAGATACAATATGTTGCAAGAATTACAGACCCCAATCAATATGATGAGTTGTTAAGAGAAACAATATCTTCTGCATTAGCTGCTGATATTGCATACGCAGTTACATCATCTAATCCTGTTGCTTCTAATATGTACAATTTATTTCAAGATAAATTAAAAGAAGCTAGATTTGTAGATGCTACTGAAGGTCAAAATACTAATCCAGATAATGGTCAATCAGATGTAATGGGAGCTTCTACTTTTATAAACTCAAGGTACTAACCTATGGCTAGAGTTGCTGTTCAATTAACAAACTTTACAGGTGGTGAACTATCACCAAGATTAGATGGTAGAAATGATTTACAAAAATATTCTACAGGATGTAAAACTTTAGAAAACATGATTGTGTTTCCTCACGGAAGTGCAGCAAGAAGATCTGGTACACAGTTTGTGGCAGAAGTAAAAGATAGTTCTAAAGAAACAAGATTAATTCCTTTTGAGTTTAGTACAACACAAACTTATATGTTGGAGTTTGGAAATCAGTACATAAGATTTTATAAAGATGATGGTCAAATATTATCTAGTGGATCTGCTTATGAAATAGCTTCACCTTATTTAGAAGCAGAACTATTTGATATTAAATATGCACAATCTGCTGACGTTATGTATTTATGTCATCCCAATCATCCTGTAAAAAAATTAGCTAGAACAGGTCATACATCCTGGACACTAACAAGTGTTGAATTTACCAATGGTCCATTTATGGATCACAATATTGAAACAACAACTATAACAGCATCACATACCAATACTGGTCATACAGGAACATTAACTTTATCATCAACTACTGGAGTTAATTCTAATCAAGGTTGGTTATCAACTGATGTTGGAAGATTAGTTCATGTACTTGATGGTCATGTAAAAATTACAGGATACACATCATCAACTGTTGTTGATATGGAAGTGTTATCAGATATATCAAGTGGATCAGCTACAACTGATTTTGCATTAGGATCTTTTAGTTCTACTACTGGTCATCCTTCTTGCGTAACTTTCTTTGAACAAAGATTGGTATTTGCAGCAACTTTATCTCAACCACAAACATTATTTTTTTCTAAGTCTGGTGATTATGAAAACATGAATGATAACTATCATGGAACTGTAGCAGATGATGATGCTATTATTTATACTATTGCATCGAACCAAGTAAACGCAATTAGATTCATGACAGCTACAAGAACTTTAATCATTGGTACTGCAGGTGGGGAGTTTGCAGTTAGTGGTGGTGGTACTGATATTGCAATCACACCTACAAACATATTAATTAAAAAACAATCTAATAATGGAGCTGCAAATGTAGATGCTCTAGCTGTTGGTAACGCAACTTTATTTTTACAAAGAGCAAGAAGAAAGTTAAGAGAACTAGCATACAACTTTGATGTTGATGGTTACATAGCTCCAGATTTAACTATCCTTGCTGAACATATTTCGGAAGGTGGATTTAAACAACTATCATATCAACAAGAGCCTAATCAAGTTATATGGTGTGTTAGAAATGATGGTCAATTAGTTGGTCTAACTTATCAAAGAGAACAACAAGTAGTTGCTTGGCACAGACATATTTTTGGTGGAGCATTTGGAAGTGGTAATGCAGTTTGTGATAGTGCTGCAACAATTCCTACAGATGATTCAGAATATCAAACATGGGTTATTGTAAAAAGAACAATTAATGGTGCTACAAAAAGATATGTAGAATATATTAATCAATATGACTTTAATGAAACAGACGATACATCATTTAACTTTTTAGATTCACAGTTAGCTTACGATGGATCTTCAGTTACAACTATATCTGGTCTTGCTCATCTTGAGGGTCAAACAGTTTCAGTATTAGCTGATGGTGCAACACATCCAGATGTTGTAGTTAGCTCTGGAGAAATAACTTTAAGTAGATCTGCAAGTAAAGTTAAAGTTGGATTAGGTTATACATCTTTATTACAAACAATGAGAATAGATGCAGGTTCACAGAATGGTACTTCACAAAGTAAAACTAAAAGAATCTATGAGATTACTGCTAGACTTTATGAAAGTATTGGTGTGGAGATTGGTCCAGATATAGATAATATGGAACGAATACCATTTAGATCTTCAGCTAACGCAATGGATAGTGGCATTAATGTATTTACAGGAGATAAAGAGATAGAATTTAGGGGTAACTATGAGACAGATGGTTTTATATTTGTAAGACAAACTCAACCTTTACCTTTAACAATACTATCTTTATATCCCAAACTTCAAACTAATGATGGATAAAATATTAAATATAGTAGCATATAAAGGAGAACATGGAATATATATTATGAAACAACAAATGAATCATACATTAATGGATAAAGATATGGAGTTTGATGGTAATCCAAAAAACCTAGAACAAGATAATTTAGCATTTACGGGTATGATTTCTGGAAAACCTATCTTTGCTGCAGGTATGAAAATTATTTGGAATGGTGTTGCAGAAGGTTGGGTGTTAGCTACTAAAGATGCTTTAGATCATCCATTGCTTGTAGCGAAAGCTATTAGAAAAGATTTTGCAAGAATTGCTAAAGAAAATAATATCAAAAGAGTACAAACTGCTGTAAGAGCTAACTATACAATTGGCTTAAAATTTGCTAAGTGGTTAGGTTTAGAGGAAGAAGGATTAATGAAAAAATTTGGCTTTGATGGTTCAGATCAATATATGTATGCGAGGTTATTCTAATGGGTTGGACTACTGCTTTAGTTGCTGCTACATCTGCAGTACAAATAAAATCTCAAGGTGAAATTGGAAAATTTAATGAATCTGTAAATAATCGTAATGCTGAAGTTTTAGAAAATGAAGCTCAAGCTATAGAAAAAAAAACAGAATTTGATTTAAAACAATTTGATAAAGAGTTTGTAAAATTAAGAGGAACAACAGTAGTTAATACTTTAAAATCTGGTGCTGAATATAGTGGATCTGCATTAAGAATCGCTTATTCAAACGAAAGAGAAAAAATTCTACAAGAAAATTTAATAAAATATAATTCTAAAATGAATATAGCTAAGAAAAATGAACAAGCTAACTTTGCAAGAATCAAAGGTCAAATGGCAAGACAATCAGCTAGACTTGCTCAAGTATCTACTGCTGCTTCTGCAGGAACATCATTATTAACAATGATGAAAGGAACGACAGTATAATGCCTAAAATTCCAGTATACACAGCTAAAGGAACAATGACAACTGAAACAGGTTCTGCTCAAACAAATATTCAAATGGGTTTAGATCAAAACTTAGCTAGTGCATTGGCTCCTGTTACTAAAAAATTAACTGAATATAAAATTAAAGAAAAAAATGCAGAAAATAAAACTGAAGCATTAGAATTAGAAAACAATGCAGTAGTTGAATTAAATGGTTATGTGCAAGAAGCATCTAATATGAAAGATAGCGACAAAGCAAATAATTTTTTAATGGAAAAAAGTAAATTAGTTAGAACTAAATTTGAATCTCAAGCATCAAATGCAAATGTAAAAACAATTTTTGCAAACAATTATTTGATGGAAGAACAGAAAAAAATCTATTCAGTAGATAATGCTGTTCATAAAAATTTAGTAAACTCAAGAGCATTATTATCTGCAGCAAAAGAAGAAAGGGTTATAACTGATGCTTTGTATCCTGCAAATGGAGACAACTCTATGGCAGTAGCTACACTTAATGCAGACTTAACATCTATATATCAAAGTGATTTTGAAGATGGTATGATTAGTATTACAGAATACGAATCTAAAGTTGCAGACATACCAAACAAGATAGATTACTTTAGAGTAAAAAAAGATTCTGTTGATGATCCTGTTGGAACATTTCATAAATTAAAAACAGGAGAGTATGATAACTTAACTCTCAAAACTAGAGAAACATTATTAAAGGAAACTAAATTAGAAGCTGCTCCAGTATTAGAAAAAAATATTACAAATTATCTAAAAATGTTAGAAAATGGAGAAACAATAGATATAAATAAAGAAGCAATTAAATCTGTATTTGGAACAAAACAATATACTGATTTTATACAAACAGAAAATAATACAATAAAACTTTCAACAGTTAAATCTGCAATATTTAATTCTAAAGTAGGCGAAGAAAATGCTATATTAGATTCTTGGAATTTAACTTCTGGAAATGAAGCTCAAGATTTACAGTATAAAGACAAAGCAAGAAATTTTATATCTCAAAAAAATAAACTTATTGAAGAAGATGCTGCGTCATTGATACTTCAACACGATCCAACTGTTAGAAAGTTATATGAAAATTATCAATCTGAACCAGAAGGATCAGAATCTAAAGATAGATTATTTAAAAAATATGTTAATGCAGTAGTTCAATCTCAAGAAGATATGGGTATTGATCAATCGCTTGTTAAAGTAGTACCTAATGATTTTGCTAAAAAACTTGTAATGGATTATGAAAGTAGATCTCCATTAGAAAAAATTGGTTATCTTCAAGGATTAGAAAATCAATATGGAGAACAGTATGGTAGAGTTTTAATGCAACTATCTGAAAATGGTTTACCTACTACTGCTAAACTTGTTTCTTATATGGGTGATGAAAAATTTGCTATTCAAGCAATGAGTGTCGATACTAAAGAAGAAAGAGATATTTTAGATTCTTTTTTAAGTAAAAAAGAAATTGATAAAAAAACTATAGAAATAGATGTTGCTAATAAAATGAAAGATTTGAGAGGTGTTGTTATGTATGGAAACAAAATGAATACCACAAAAGCTAATAAAGAAATGAATGATATTGAAGATATAATAACTTACATAGCTATAAATAAAATGTCTTCTCAAAATAAAATAAATCAAAAAGACGCTATTGAAGAAGCTGCTAATGAAGTATTAAAAAATTTTAAATTTGCAGGTGGTGAATCTATGTTGGGTGGTGATAATACTTACTTTATTCCAAAAAGATATAATAATGAAAGTTTAGATGATGGTCAAATGAGATTAATAGAAGCAAAAGCAAAAGCTATTAAGGAAAATCATTTAGAAGATTTTGATATGTTTACTTTTCAATCTGAAGATCCAAAAATAGATGATCAAGAATTAAATGAAGAAATGTTAGAACAGGCAAAAGATAATGGTGTTTGGGTTAATAGTGCAGACGGATCTGGAATTGTTTTTGCTATACCTTTTCCAAATGGAGAATTAGCTTTAGTAGAAAATAAAAAAGGTGAATTATTAAAAATAAATTTTGATGATGGTTCTCATATATTACCTACTACAAATATTAGAATAGAATTAAACATTTACGATTCTAATAAAAAAGAAGATCAAACACCTTAATCATTATGGCAAATATAGGATTCGGTTTAGAAGTAAATAAATATGCAAAGCAAACAGGCTTTGATCAATTTCAAACCGATCTTACAGATGTACTTGTAGAGACGGCAAAAGATGCTTGGAAATATAACCCGGTATCTTCTGCTTTACGATTATATGAGTTAGAGCAAAGTAGAGATGTTGATGAACCTTTAATACCATTTCAAGAATTAAATAAAAAATATAAAGGAACTGGAATTTTTTTTGAAGAAGATGAAAAAGAATCTACTGCAGAAATTTTAGCAGAAAGAAAAAAAGAAGAAAGATATAGACAAAGTATTATCCAGCGTGGACCAACAGGATTTGTAGCAGGTACTGCAAAATTTGGTACTGCAATGGTAGCAAGTATGGCAGATCCTATTAACCTTGCTATGATGTTTATTCCTGTAGTGGGTCAAGCAAGATTTGCAAGTCTAGTTGCTAAATATGGATTTACAAAAGCTAGAATGATGAGAGGTGCAATGGAAGGTTTTACAGGTATAGCTGCTGTTGAACCATTAGTTTATGGTGCTGCAACTGCAGAACAATCTGATTATGGATTAGTAGATAGTTTTATAGCAGTATCTTTTGGTACTATTCTTGGTGGTGGTCTACATATAGGTGCAGGTAAATTAAAAGATCTAAATACTCGTAGAAAATTTAATAAAAGAATTAGACAAACTAGAAAAGAATTAGGATCTAAAGCAGATGAAGATCCTGCATTCAATCTATACAAAGAATATTATCCAGAAAATTCTAGAATAATGAAAGAACTTGCCGAAACAGATTCGGATACTAGAGAATTGTTGCTTTCAAAAGCAATAGCAGATATTGCTGAAGAAGCTCCTGTTAATTCAAAAGATTATGCTGATTTAAATCCTAGATTAAGACACTCACAAATAGATGAAAATATAGTAGAGAAAGCTAGAAAAAAAGTAAATGAAGAAAGTGTAGAAGTTAATAGACAGTTAAAAGAAGTTCAAAATAAAATTAATATGTTAGAAAATTATTTTGATCCAAAAAGAAAAATATCAAATGTTAAATATACTCCAGAATTAAAAAAATTAAAAAAAGTAAAATCTAAATTATTAAAAAAAGAAAAAGAATTAGTAGAACAATTTACTAATAGAAGTAAATTAATTGATGAAAGAATTACAAATAAACCACAAGAAATTACTTCAAGAGTTGAAACAAAACCTAAAAATGTTCAAGAAGATAGTATTGTAAAAGCATACGATAAAGATAAAGCACAAACATCTTTGGAATCTAGAAACTTAGATGAAGAACTTAGAATTGCTGAAAATAACTTAACAGCTAAAATAGAAGCTCAAAATAAATTAGGTTTAGGAACTAGTAAAGAAGCTAGAATTAGTGCTAAAGCATTAGAAGATATAAAAACTAAATCAGATGATTATGAAAGTGCAATTATGGAAGGAATTAACTGTAGGATTGGTAAATAATTATGGCAGATAAATGTTTAATAAGAATAGAAGATGCGTTAATTAAAAAAGGTTTAGATAAAGATGATGCAGCAGGTATTCTTAAATCTATTAAAAAAGCAGAAAGTGACGCAAAATTAAAAGAAGCAGATGATCAAGTTAATGCTGCTCTTGCTAAAGAAATTTTACAAAAAGAACAAATACAAAAACAATTAAATAAATTAAACGCAATAGAAGATGAAATAAAAATTAGAGATTGGGTTGAATGGAACTTAACTAACTTTAAAGATAATCCAAAAGAAGGTTTAACTGCAATACTTGTTGGTAGTAACTGGGAAAGAATGGGTGCAAGAGATTCAGTTGCTGCAGCTCAAGATGCTTACTATAAAAATTTAGTTGTATCATTTAATGCCAAACTAAAAGAAGCAGGTGTAGATGATTTATTTGCTAAAGCTAACGATGATATTGAAAGAAAAATTTCTAGAGTTATTTGGGAACTTGGAGAAGGTAAAGCTATTACAGAAAAAAATGCTGACATTGTTAAACTTGCTCAAGTTATTGAGGATTTTTCAGAGACGGTAAGAAAAAAATATAACAATTATGGAGCCAATATAGATAAACTTCCAGGTTGGATTATAAGACAAAGTTCAGATCCTTTTCAATTAAGAAATGCTTTAAATACTATTAATGTAAAAAATAATGTAAAATCAAAAATATCTAATGGTAGTGCAGAAATAAATTTACAAGCATGGAAAGATTACATTTTACCTAAATTAGATCATAAAAGAACTTTTTTTGAAACTGACAATACTCCAGAAGATATAGATAGATTTTTAACTAGATCATACAACTCATTGATTAGAAATGAAAATCAAATTGTTAATTCTGCAGGAGAAACTTTTGGTGCAAAAAGTATGGTTAGACAACTTGGAGCAAAAAGAGTTTTACATTTTAAAAGTGCAGATGATTGGTATGATTATAATTCTATGTTTGGTGGTAGAAATTTAAAAGAAGCTATCTTTGGTGGATTTCATGTTGCAGGTAAAAATGTTGGAATGATGAGTAAACTTGGAAGCAATCCTCAAAAAAATTATGCAAAGATAATGGATTTAGTAAAAAATAAATTAGAAGATGATGGTAGACAAACTCAAGCTCAAGCAGTTGGTGCTTTTGCAAAAGAACAAGGTGGTCATGCAAAATTTATGGCAGAGGTAGATGGATCTGTAAATACTATTAATGGATTTGGTTATGCTAAATGGAGTGCAATATCTAGAGCAATTGCTTCTATGGCAAAACTAGGTGGTGCAACAATTTCAGCAATATCTGATCTTCATCTTTATGCAAAAGAAATGAAATGGCAAGGAAGATCTTACATAGGGGGTCTTGCAGAAGCTATGGGTAGACTTGCTAAAATTAAAAATTCAAAAGCTAAACAAGAAATTGCTGAACAGTTAGGTTTTATAAACGACAATATTATCTATGACTTAGCTGCAAGATATTCTGCAGGTGATAATTTAAACAGAGGTTTCTCTCAAGTACAAAGAACTTTCTTTAAACTTAATGGTCTTGCTTGGTGGACCAACTCATTAAAAGATGGTGCTATATTAGGTATGGGTAATTATGTTGCCAAACAAACTAAAACTTCTTTTAAAAATTTAAATTTTCAATTTAAAAGATTAATTTCACATTATGGTATTGATGAAAAAATTTGGAATCATATTAGAAAAATGGATTTAGATAAAGCTGATGATGGTAAATTATTTTTTAATACTCAAAAAATAGATAAATTATCAGATGCTGTTATTAAAGATATTGAGGGAAAAACTACAATGTCTGCAAGACAATTAGAAGTTGCTAGAGACAATTTAAAAACAAAAGTATTAGGAATGTTTTTAGATAGAGCAACTTATGCCGTACTAGAACCAGATGCTAGAACAAGAGGTTGGATGAAAATGGGTCAACAAGCAGGAACTCATCCCGGTGAAGCATTAAGATTTATGTCTCAATTTAAAGCGTTTCCATTTGCATTTTATCAAAAAATGATTGGCAGAGAAACTGCTATGTGGAAAGAAGGTAAAAAAATTGATGCAATGTTAGGTATTGCACAGTTAGTTGGTGGATCTGCTTTATTTGGTTATATCGCTATGACAGCAAAAGATATATTAAAAGGTAAAACTCCTAGAACTGAATTAAATTTTAAAAACTTTTCTGCTGCTTTTTTACAAGGTGGTGGTTTAGGTATTTATACTGATTTTTTATTTGGAAATATTCAAAACTCGACAAGTGCTTTAGCTACTATTGCCGGACCAGTACCCACAGAAGGTGTAAGATTATTATCTGCTTTAAATTATGCTATAAGAGGAGAGGGTGGTAAAGCAGGAAAACAAGCATATTATTCTTTTAAAGAAAACATTCCATTTTTAAATTTATTCTATATAAAGACAGCATTTGATTATCTTATTGGTTATCAAATGATGGAAACTTTGTCTCCGGGTTCTTTAAGGCGTATGGAAAAAAGAATGCGTGAATCTGGTCAAGAATTTTTGTTTACAAAACCATCAACATTGTTTAAAGGTTTATAGAATATGACAATATCATCTACTACAGTAAAGAACTCTTACTCTGGAAATGGTACTCTAGATACCTTCAACTATACATTTAAAATATTTGCAAACACAGATATTCAAGTTATTATTAGGGATGCGTCAGCTACTGAAACAGTTAAAACTTTAACTACACATTATACAGTTACAGGTGCAGGAAATGCTAATGGTGGAACTATTGTTTTCACAACTGGTAATATTCCAACTAATACAGAAACTGTAGTTATAAGAAGAGCATCACCACAAACACAAGCAATCGATTATATTGCTAACGATCCATTCCCTGCTGAAAGTCATGAAGAAGGATTAGATAGATCCATGATGGCTATTCAACAGCTACAAGAAGAAATAGATAGATCAATTAAATTATCAAGAACAAACACAATGACATCTACAGAGTTTGCTGTTGGTGCAACTGATAGAGCAGGTAAAATTTTTGGTTTTGATTCTAATGGTGAATTAGTTGTATCGCAAGAACTAGGTACATTCAAAGGTAACTGGTCTGCATCAACTACTTATTCTGCTAGAGACATAGTTAAAGACACATCAACAAATAATATTTTTTTAGCTAACACAGGTCATACATCTTCTGGTTCACAACCATTAACAACTAATACAGATAGTGCTAAATGGGATTTATTAGTAGACGCAGCTAGTGCTACAACAAGTGCTACTAATGCTGCTGCTAGTGCTACGGCTGCTGCTACAAGTGAAACCAATGCAGCAACAAGTGCCACAACTGCAACTACAAAAGCTAGTGAAGCATCGACTTCAGCAACTAATGCAGCAACATCTGCAACAAGTGCCGAAACTGCAAAGACAGCAGCAGAAACTGCTCAAACTGCTGCAGAAGCAGCCTTAGATAATTTTGATGATAAATTTTTAGGTGCTAAATCTAGCGATCCAAGTGTTGATAATGATGGAGACGCATTAACAGACGGAGCATTATACTTTAATACTACAGATGATGTAATGAAAGTCTACGATTTGACTAACACTCAATGGAGACAAATACAACTTTCAACTTCAGATCAATCAAATGTTAATACTGTAGCTGCAGATTTATCTGGTTCTAATACAATAGGAAGTGTTGCAGGATCTATAGCGAATGTCAACACAACTGCAACTAACATAGCGAATATAAACACAACTGCTGGAATTTCTAGCGATGTGACGAGTGTAGCTTCAAACAGTTCTGCAATAGTTGCTGTCAACAATAATGAAACTAATATTAATGCAGTTAATGCAAACAGTACGAATATAAATTTAGTAGCAACTAACAATACAAATGTTACGAATGTAGGCTCAAACATAGCTTCAATAAATACTGCAGCAAATAATCTTTCAGACATAAACGCTTTTGCAAATATCTATCTTGGACCAAATAGTTCAGCTCCAACTGCAGATCCAGATGGTTCGGCATTAGATGTTGGTGATTTATATTTTGATACTACTGCAGGTCAGTTAAAAGTTTACTCATCAACAGGTTGGATAAATGCTGGGTCTAGTATTAATGCAACTGCTGCAAGATTTTATTATACTGCAACTGCAGGTCAAACTACCTTTACAGGTACAGATAACAATGGCGAAACTTTAGCATACGATGCAGGATATATTGATATTTATTTAAATGGTGTAAAATTAGTAAATGGTGTTGATGTTACTGTAACTTCTGGAACTAGCATTGTACTTGCAACTGGTGCAACAGTTGGGGATAGCATAGATATAATTGGTTATGGAACTTTTGATATTGCAAATATTAGTGCATCTAATGTAACAAGTGGAACTTTAAACATTGATAGACTTCCTTCACCAACATTAACAGTTAAAGGTGATGGTTCATCAACAGATGCTGCTATACAATTAAACTGTTCACAAAATTCACATGGTGTTAAAATTAAATCACCTGCTCACTCTGCTGCACAATCTTATACTTTAATATTACCAACTTCAGTTGGATCAAATGGTCAAGTTCTTGCAAGTAATGGAGCAAGTACAAATCAATTATCTTGGGTTGACGCAGTAGAAGCAAAACCAACAGTAGCAGATGTATCTCAAACAATTGCACCTGCAACAGCTACAACAATAAATATTACAGGAACAGGATTTGTATCTATACCAATAGTAGAATTTATTAAAACAGATGGTTCAGTAACTTTAGCTAACACAGTAGCATTTACAAATGCAACTACACTTTCAGTTAATGTAACTTTAGCTTCTGGTAACTACTATGTAAGAATAGAAAACCCAGATGGTAACGCAGGAAGAAGTACAAATAATATTTTAACTGCATCTACTGCACCTACATTTTCAACAGCAGCAGGTTCACTAGGAACTATCGCAGGAAACTTCTCTGGAACTGTAGCAACAATTGCAGGTTCTTCTGATAGTGCAATTACATTTAGCGAAACAACTTCTGTATTGACAACAGCAAATTGTACTTTAAATTCTTCTACAGGTGTGATAACAACTACAGACTTTGGTGGTAGTTCAACTACACCTACAACATATAACTTTACAATAAGGATTACAGATGCCGAAGGTCAAACAGCAGATAGAAACTTTAGTTTCACTTCTAGCTTCGGTGCAACAGGTGGGGGACAATTTAACTAATGGCTAGTACATATTTAACAAGAACACCAAGTGGTGCAGGAACAAGTAATAAAATTTTTACACAATCTGTATGGGTTAAAAGAAGTAGCACTGGTCACCATGCAATATCTGGTTCAGGAGATAGTAATGGATATAACCAAGTATTTGTAGAGTTTAATAATAGTCATGCTTTAAGAATTGCACAAATAAATGGAGCAGGAGAAGCATTTACTTTTGAATATGTGACAAATAGATTATTTAGAGATTTTAATGGTTGGTATCATATTGTTTTAACAGCTGATAGCACAGAAAGTACAGAAGCCGATAGAATTAAAATATATGTTAATGGAGTTAGAGAAACTTCATTTAGTACAACTAATCACCCATCATTAAATGCAGTTTTTAAATGGAATGATGCAAGAGTACATTCAATAGGTAGAGAGGGTGCTTGGAATGCTAGACTTTTTGATGGTTGTATGTCTCATTTTCACAATATAGATGGCACAGCTTATCAAGCATCTACATTTGGTTCTACAGACGCAACAACTGGAGAATGGAAAATAAATACTTCTCCAAGTGTAACTTATGGAACTAATGGTTTCTTTATTTTAAAAGATGGTAATTCAGTTACAGACCAATCTGGTAATTCTAATAACTTTACAGTTGGTGGTGGTACACTTACAAAAACAGAAGATTGTCCAAGCAATGTTTTTGCTACAATGAACGCTTTAGATAATGGTTGGTTTGATGGCACATTTTCTAATGGAAATAATACAGTAGTAACAAATGCCTCAAAAGAAAATTATTTTACAAGTACATTAGGTGCATCTTCTGGAAAATATTATTGGGAAGTAAAAATTAGTGCATCTGGTTCTAATAAAGATTTTATTGGTATCGCTGATAAAGTATCAAACAATAATGATTTTACACCTTATTCTGGAAATAATAAAATGCGTTCTTACTATGGCAGTACTGGTGTATCAGTAATTGGTAGCACAGGTACAGCTTTTGGTGCTACTTTTGGAGCAGGGGATATTATTGGTGTTGCTATGGATTTAGATAATCACAAAATTTATTATAGTAAAAATGGAGTTTTTCAAGGTTCTGGAAATCCATCAACTGGTGCAAATGGTTTAGATATAGATACTTCTCCTGCTAGTGGTTTTTATTATGCACAAGGAGCAAATATTCATAATACTTCATCTACATATCAAACAAACTTCGGTAATGGCTACTTCGGAACAACAGCAGTATCTAGTGCAGGAACTAACGCAAGTGGCATAGGAATATTTGAATATGATGTACCAACTGGCTTTACTGCTTTATCAACAAAAGGATTAAACTTATAATGGCATACACAACTATCAATAAATCATCAGATTATTTTAATACTAAACTTTATACTGGTACAGCAACATCTGCAGGAAACACACAAGCTATAACAGGAGTTGGCTTTCAACCAGATTGGGTATGGATTAAAAATAGAGGTGGTTCTTATCAGCATGTTCTTTATGATGCAGTAAGAGGTGTAAATAAAGAAGTAAGAAGTTCACAAGATATTGCAGAAGTAGATTCTGGTGCTAATGGTTATTTATCTGGATTTGATAGTGATGGTTTTACTACAAATGCAGGAACAAATGAAGGAAATCATGTAAATAATACTGGCGATAATTATGTGTCATGGAACTGGTTAGCAAATGGAGCAGGTTCAGCTAATACAGATGGTTCAATAAGTTCTACAGTTTCAGCATCAGCTACAAGTGGATTTAGTATTGTGTCTTATACAGGAAATGGAACTGATGGTGCAACTGTTGGTCATGGTTTAGGTGTAGCACCTAAAGTAATTATGATAAAAAGATTAACCACTGGAGATTGGTTAAATTATCATTCAGCAATTGGTGGAGATAAATATTTAATTTTAAATAAAACAGATGCTCAAGCTACTGCATCTGGTATATTTAGTAGTAGTACAAATACTTTTGGATTTCCTACTTCTTATGGTGGAACTAATCCTTCAAGTACAGCAATGATTGCTTACTGCTTCGCAGATGTAACTGGTTATAGCAAGTTTGGTTCTTATACTGGTAATGGTTCTACTGATGGAACATTTGTTTATACAGGATTTAAACCTGCTTTTGTTATGTGGAAAAATACAACAAGTGCAGGATATTATTGGCATACTATGGATAATAAAAGAGAACCAAATAATCCTGCAGGATTAAATTTATTTCCAAATTTAAGTAATGCTGAAAATGATTATGGAGATACTTGTGATTTTGTATCAAATGGATTTAAATTTAGAACTGGCAGTAGTGGTTTAAATACTAATGGTCAAGTTTACATCTACATGGCATTTGCATCAGCACCCCTAGTAGGAACTAACAACGTACCATGTACAGCGAGGTAAATAGAATATGACAAAAGCAAGAGATTTAGCAAATATAATATCTGGTGGATTTACAGCAGACGATATTCCAAATATAGATGCTAGTAAAATTACAAGTGGTACTTTTGCTGATGCAAGAATAGCGTCATCTAATGTATCTCAACACGCAACATCTTTTGATGATAATCAGATACAATCTAATCTTGCTGTATTAGCATTTAAAACTGCTACTAATGGTTCTTTAGCTGTTTATAATTTAGTTGACCAAGTTATTGATGAATACACAGATGCAACTGGAATAGATACTTCAAATTCAACAAATGAAAGTTTAATTAATGGTAGTTTTAAAGGTGCAGGTACACCTGTACTTGGAAGTGCTATTGTTAAAGAATTTTCTTCAAGTAATGCTTCTTTTGATATTACAGAAGGAAGTATTATAGACAAAATGATTGTCATTGGTGGAGGTGGTGCTGGTGGAAATAGAAATGCAGATGGTACTAACTCTGGTTGTGGTGGAGGAGGTGGAGGAGGCTGGGCTGGTGCTGTAAATTTTACAATCCCATCTGGTATTAACTCTGCTAATATTACTGTAGGTGCTGGAGGTGTTGGAGGTGGTTCAAACTCTGCTGGTAATGTTGGAGGCACATCTTCAATCGTATTTGGTTCTCATTTAACTTTAACTGCTACTGGTGGTGCTGGTGGACAAGTATCTCCCATAGGTTCTGGAGATGGAGCTGGTGGAGCTGGTGGTTCTGGAAGTAAAAGTGGTTCAGCAAGTGTAACTTCAACAACATTACAAGGAGGTTCAGGTGGAACTGGGAGAGGTGTTGGAAATGCAAGTGGTGGCTCTAATGGTAATAGTGGCACACTTGATGGAACAACTTATATAAGTGCTGGTGGTGGTGGTGGTGGTTCTGGAGATACTGCTGGTGCTACTGGTGGTAATGGTAATTCAGCTTCATACTCTGGAGGAGGAGGAGGTGGAGGTGGAGATTCCGAAACTGAAAATTCTGGTAAAGCTGGAGGTAGTGGATTTACTTCTGGTGGTGAAGGTTCAAGTACAGATGGTAATGAAGATGGAGGTTCAGCAACTATTGATGGTTCTACTGTAGCTGGTGGTACTGGTTCAAAAAATTCTCAATCAAGACCAAAAAATAATGCTGGTGGTGGAGGATTATTTGGTGGTGGTGGTGGAGGTATTGGAGATGGTATTACTTCTTCATCATCTGCACATGGTGGACAAGGTTATGTTCGTTTAGAGTATAGACCTATGATTGCACCAGCAGATAATTTAACTTTAAAATCTACAAATAAAACTGCTCAATCAGTTCCAACAAAATCAGATATGGTTATGCTTATAGAAAACGCTTCTGGTACAGCAACATTAAATACAGATATTAAAGGATTTGTTTCAAGAGATGGTGGAACTACATTTACGCAAGGAACTTTAGTAGATGAAGGAACTTGGGGAACAAATAAAAAGATTTTAGCTTTTCACGATTTAGATATTTCAAGTCAGCCAAGTGGAACTTCTTTGTGTTATAAAATTAGTACACATAATCAAAGTGGTGGTTCAAAAGAAACAAAAATACATGCAACATCTATTGGTTGGAAATAATGCCTAGAAAAAAGATAACTCCAAAAGAATATAGCGAAATCGCTACTGGTTTATAATGAAATTTGTGTTAGCTTATACGATCTGTTCGGCTATCACAGGTTTGTGTAATAACACAACAGTATCCTCAATAGAATTTAATTCCTGGACAGATTGTACCAAGTCTGGTGCAGCAGCTACCATTCAAGTTACCAATGAAAACATAGAGAAGTTTAATAAAGAAAAATTATATGTAACTTATTTTTGTAACGAGGTAGAGTTAGAAGATGCCTAGAAAAAAAGATCACTCAAACATAGAAGATCACAATGGAATAAGAATATCTTATCATGAAAAAGTTTGTGCAGAAAGAATGAAAACTTTATTTAATAAAATTGATAACATGAACAAAGACATGAAAAATTTAAGGGATGATATTAGTGAACTAAAAGATTATGCAAATAAAAGTAAGGGTGGTTTTAAGTTGCTTATGATTCTTGGTAGTCTTTTTGCTGCTGCATTAGGTTACTTTAAATACAATGGCTAGAAGAGTAAAAGCTATTACAGGCTTAACTTCAGAATTGAAAGCACAACTTAGACTTTGTGAAGATCCTAATCTACTTGTGTTCACACCTGTTGGTGGTTTGGGTCCAGTAGATATAGTTACTTTAAATATGTCAACAGGTGAGTATACTGCTTATGATGTTAAATCTAAAAATTATAGAAAGGTTAATAGTTATACTGCAAAAGATGGATATAAAAGAAATCTTAAAGGATCATTTATATCTAGAGGTGCAACTAAAGAACAAAAGAAACTTAACGTAAGGATTATATACGAATGAAATTATCAGAAAACTTTACCCTACAAGAACTAACTAAATCAGACACAGCAATAAGATTGGGTATACCTAATGAACCTAATTCAGATCAGATAGCTAAACTACAAAACCTTTGCGAGACTTTACTACAACCAGTTAGAGATAAGTTTGGTGTTGTTATAATAACTTCTGGATATAGATCTCCAGAACTTTGTACTAAAATAGGCAGCTCAATTAATAGTCAACATTGCAAAGCTGAAGCCGTTGATTTTGAGTGTCCAGGCACAGATAATGCCGATCTTGCATATTGGATAAAAGATAATATAGAGGGTTGGGATCAAATGATCCTTGAGTTTTATACCATTGGAGAGCCTTCAAGTGGTTGGGTGCATTGTAGTGTAGCAGATAAACCAAGAAAACAATTCTTGAGAGCTTACAAAGAAGATGGTAAGACAAAATACAAACCAATACTAGGAGATATAAGATGTGGTTAAGTGCAATTAAATTAGCTGTTCAAGCAGGTAGTCATATCTATAAGAACAAGCAGAAAACTAAGATGCTTATGGCAGACGCACAAATGAATCATGCACAAAAGATGGCAAGTGGTGAAGCAGAGTATCAAGGTAAATTATTAGAGAGTAGAAATTCAGATTGGAAAGACGAGTTCATTTTAATTTTGTTGTCAGTACCTATTGTTATGCTTGGCTTTGCAGTATGGTCAGACAATCCTGCTCATATGGAAAAGATGCAGCTCTTCTTTGAATACTTTTCTAACTTACCATTTTGGTATCAATCAATTTTTGTAGGTGTCATTGCGAGTGTCTATGGTTTAAAAGCAACAGATTTAATTAAGAGGAAATAATGAGTAATCAAGCACCAATGATGATGGTATCACAATACAGTAAAAAGAAACCTACCCTTCTTTCGCAGCAAACAGGTAAGAAGAAAAAGAAAAAGAAATATAAGAAGAAGAAGTAATGGCTAAACAAAAATTTACACACTTTATACCTAGAGAGAAGCCTAAGAAAAGAAAAGGGGTTCATACTAAATCTCAAAACAAAAGTGCTAAGAGACAAAAGAAACAAACTAGATACAAGGGTCAAGGAAGATGATCGATAGATTTATTTATAGTTTTTTTGGTTTGCTTGACAAACTTACTAATCATTTAGATAGAGTATTTTTTCCTAAGAAGAGGAAAAAGAAATGAAGATAAGTGAGAATACAAATGTTGCTATGCCAATTAAAAATATGGTTGGTATTATTGTTGGTGTGGCTATGGGTATCTTTGCATACACAGAGGTTACTGCAAGATTAACTTCACTTGAAACGTCAAGAGAACTAATGAACTCTGACTTACTTAAAAAATCAGAACAAACAACTACAGACAAGGAACAATATCTTTTGCTCGAAGATTTATACGAAACAGTAGAGAAGCACCAAGAACTTTTAGATAAGAATATTCATACACAAGTTATGCTAGATCATATAGAAGCACAGTTAGATAAAGCATTAAAAGATATTGAACATTTAAAAGATAAGGTACGAGCAAATGGAACAAATCATTAGTACAGTTGTGGCTCTTTGTATGTTTGTTGCAGGTGAATTAACTGAACATAGAATACAACCAGCTATGTCTGATTGCTTAAAAGGTAAACGAGTTGCTGAACGAGGAGCAAATGATAATATAGAATATAAGTGTGGTAAAGTAAAAGCAGAGTTAGAAGAAAATATAGATGGTAGTAAAGCAATAAAAAAAATAGTAGAATAAAATTATGGCTATCAGAAAAACTACTAAAGGTAAAAACGCAAACTACAGACCCACAAAGTCTGGAGCTGGCATGACGGCTAAAGGTGTTGCAAGATATAGAAGAGCCAATCCTGGAAGTAAATTAAAGACGGCAGTTACAGGTAAAGTTAAACCTGGGTCAAAGGCAGCTAAAAGAAGAAAATCATATTGTGCAAGATCTGCAGGTCAACTTAAAAGATCTTCTGCTAAAACAAGAAACGATCCTAACTCTAGAATAAGACAAGCTAGAAGAAGATGGAAGTGTTAGTTTGAAAAAAACCTGGAAGAAACCAAAAGTTCAATCATTAGTTTGTGGTCATTGTAAAGAGTGCGACAAACAATTAATGAGTGATGAGGGTGGTTGGATAGTAACCCATAAGAAACAATATTTTTGTCATGATGGTAAAGAAGGTTCTTGCTTTGACAACTATTGTGAGTTAAAACTTAAACAACATAAGGAGCAACATGAAAAAAGGTTATCACAAAACAGCTACTGGTAAGACAGCTAAGAAGGGTCTTTACTATAACATTAATAAAAAAAAACGAGCTGGTACTTCGAAAAGTAAAGCTAAAAGTACAATCTCTGCGAAGGCTTATAGAAACATGAAGTCTGGATTTAAAAAGTAATTTGTTTTAGTTCCTCGAACTCTTTCCAAATAGTATTTTCTTCACCCCAATAATTTTTCTTATCTTTTTTATTTCTTATAGAATGAATGATTGTAGTGTGATCTTGATTAAACAATCTGCTCATAGAAGATAAGCTAACATTGTAACCTTCATACAATAAATTATAGATTATACTTCTTGCTCGAACTACATCCCTAGTTCTACCTTTACTAAAGATGTCATGTTTGCTTACAGTATATTTATCACACACTTTATCTACAAGTTTAGATACGACTTCCAAGTTTGCATTCTTTGTTTTAAATGTAGTAGCAACTTTAGTTTTATTATTGCTATCCATTATTGGTTGTCTCTGCATTAGTTCTGCTGCGTACAGAAATCCTTCTGAAAACCCTACCTCATATAATCTTTCTTCTTGGCTTGTTAAAAGGTAAAATGCTTTTTTAACTTTATAGATAAAGTGATTTTGATTTAACTTATTGATGTGTTTATTATAGTGTTGACTTACATTTATGGTCATAGATCCCCTACAGTTTCCTTTCTTTTTTTTCAACTATTAAGTTAATAACTTAACTTGCCATTAACTTTTCTTTTGTCTGCTCTATTTGCCAAAGCAATTTATAAGAATCTTGTTGATACTTATTTACTTTGTACTTTGCTTCCAGGAACTTCTTGTGTTTTTTCGCTTGAAGATCCTTCAGCTTTTGCAGACGAACTTTGATGTCTTCCATCATGCTCCTTTGCTACTGTTGTAAAATCGTACTTTAAGTTATCGATTTTTACTTCTACAAACTCTCCTCTATTCGAGTTGTCTGCAGCCTTCTTTACATCATCAAAGAGTTCAATCATTTGAAAATGACACTCTCCATTGATAATTCTTTTAAATTTTGTCATACTTATTTACTTTTTTCAACTTCTTTTTTGATCAAAAAATCTATATACTGTCTAGCTTTTTTAAGATCTTCGATACCATTTTTTCTTTTATATCTAGAAATATATTTAATTACATTTCCTTCACAGAAATCAAATTCATTTTTAATTATAAAGTCAATAGGTTCAATTTTATTTGCTATGTAATGTTCTGGTTCTTTTATATTATCTGCCATGTTAAATCCTTTTTTAAGCAAGGTGGGGAAAACGGAAAGGGAAAAAAAACCCCACCCTGCTTGATACCCTTTAGCCTAAGTTAAAAGGTATATTCGTTATTACCACCATCGTTTGCTTTTGCAAAGCTATTATTCGCAGGTTTACCTGCTCCACTTGGTGTTAAAATTATAGTCAACTCTCCTGCTTTTATTTTGCCGTCTTGATCTTTAGACGGAAAGGCAGCCTGGTTATACCATTTACCATTTATGTTTACTCCAATGGTCCAGTTCTTATCTGGGTGCTTCATATTTTTTGGACCAACATATATAGGAAGTTTATCTTCTGGAGACTTCCAATCTGGGTTCTTGGTTAAGTTAATGTATATTTTTTCGGATTGATTATCCATGTTTACTCCTTGGTTATATCAACTACTGTTGATTATTGTTTAGTTTTACTTCATGAGCAGCAGAGCAATCTCTAATTTGTTCGTATGCTTTGAAGTTATTAGTTTTAAGATGACCAACAACCGATCTCACTTGATTTTTAACTGCCGACAATTGTTTAGCAGTTTTAGTTTCTGTGATCCTGTTAATGATCTCTTCCACATCCACTTCATCATCCATGTATGTAGGTTCTTCTACAGATTTCTCTGAAGAATTTTGTTGAAATGGTTTTGCATTATAACCATCTTCTAAATCCATACCTGTCTTTAAGTTCAAAGCATTTAAGAACGCATACTTTCTACTGTATGACATTGCTTGACCTGTTCCGTACTTATCTAAACCACCCATGGCAGTACATCCATCGATCACAATAAAACTTTTTGGATCATCGATGTCAGTTATTCTCATGGTGCAAGTAACGATCACACATTTATCTGTGATGTCTGTTACATAATTGCAGGTTGGATATAAACCATTTTCTAATAGAGCTGCCATTGCAACTCTTTGCACATCATCATGTAGTAAAGGATTAAAAGGCATACCTTTAACCTTACTTGCTTTCTTTACACCACTCGCATGATTACAAGCGTTATAAAGTTTCTTATGTATATTACTCATATTGTTTCCCTTCATTTGATAGACGTTTGTTTCACTACTCATATTTTTATACCCCATAGTTTATTGATTAGTTGTACTTGTTCATCTGCTAAATCTTTATAATAAAAGAAATGATTAAGATCTGGTGGCTCCATCATGTTAGCTAATTTATTGATGTTGCCTTCACAAAACATAATCATCTTTTCCCATGTTAGAATTTTATCTACCATGATATTGTAAAGATGCTGCAAGTGATCTGCCTTCATTAACTCATGGCTCTTATCAAAGATGACAAAATCTTTATCATTAACATATACCAAGTATGGTATTTTCTTTGTTGCCATGTAGTAGAACGAAGTTTGTGTAAGGTTTTCAATTGTAGGTTCACTAGGTAAATCTTGAGTGATCATGTTCCACTCTTCTTTACCTTTAACCTTCCTTAAATTAGGTGGTTTAGTTTTTAATTCTATAAATTTTGTTTTAGTTTCATAATCGATACGACCAATGATAGGCTTAATCATATCAAATTCTTTTAGTTCAACATATCTTTCACAAACTAATTTATCTTTTTCGACAATCTGCTGCACAACTTTTTTTGTAATTGGAATACAATCTTCGGCAAACTTAATCATAGCTTCTCTGCCAAACTTATCTTTTGCATCAACAGGTGGATTGATATTTATATTTTCTTTTTCTTGATCGAAACAAACTTTATAATCTTTATCCCACTCTGTTTCTTTAATTGTTTTAGATTTATAAATTACATCTGCGATTTGTTTCTGGACCACATTGTTTACTAGGTTGCCAAAATTTGCTTTGTATCTAAATGGAAACTTCCTTCTAACTTCTTGAGGGAAACTATAACCTAATAAATTTTTTGCAAAGGGTGTTGACGTTGATGAATAAGACCAATGATCTAATCCTTCTCCACCATTAAATATTGAAAATGCTTTTTCTATTTTTTTGTTTTCCATTTTTTGTTAGGTATTACAGGGATTTATAGTAGTTGTCAACGGATGATTATATTTATATAACGGAATGAAAATGACTAAAAAAAAACTACCCTATAAAAAGGTGCGTGTAATTTGGGTTGATATTTGCTCATCTTCCCAATGGTATGACGATCTGGCAGATGTGGATAAATTTAGCTACTCCTGGTGCGAAGACGTTGGTTTTCTATATTATAAAGATTCTAAAGTAGTAAAAATATTTACTTCTTTTTCTTATGATGAAGACAAACTATCCATTGGAAATATAACTGCATATCCACGCCAAGTAGTGAAGAAAATATTGTACGAAAAATGACATATTCTGGAATATTTGATGAGTACGACTTAAAAAAAGCAAAGAAAGAAATAAAAAAATTAAAAGGTATTATTGCTGCACTTGAAAAAGAAATTGAATTAAAAGAGAATGAGATAAGGATATTAAAAAATGGCTCGTGATGTGTATGCTTTCAGTAATGGTTTATATTCTGATTGGCACAGAAAATATGACGGAATTTCTTACATCGATGTAGATTCTGTCGAGTGTTGTCAGTATTGTTACGAACCTTTAGCTATCATTGAAACTTGTTATGACAAAGGTCAAGAATGGAAAGCTACAACCCTCTCAAAGATCATCGCTGAACGCTTAAATATACCCTGTTTTTTAGTATTCTATAAAGAATTGACACCAAGTAGCCTAACCTTCCGTATCAAGCGTATAAAGAGCCGTAAGACGGAGTTTCAGTTAATGAGTGAGGATCAATGGGTCATAATTTTACGATCCTTGCACGACCACCATAAATTAAAATGTAAATCTAAAAAAAGAAAGGATAAATAATGAATGTAAGTAGAGGATTTTTGCACATAACCTACAAATTATATCATCATATGGATATATTGGATGGGGTTAAAAAGTCTTATTGTTTAAATGTTTTTCTGTCTGTGATGAAATATGCATGGAAGAAAAATGGCTATAAAGCTGGACTAAGACATGAAACAATCCATAAAGATACTGGACTTTGCAGGACCACAATTAAAGAATGCCTGGAAACTTTAAATAAATTAAATATTGTTAAATCTATAAGAGGTAGATCTGGTAAAACTTATGTAGTAAATGAGGTGTTTTTGCGAGCAGAAAAACTTTACGAACCAACCCAGATAGCCGTGTCACCGACACGAGATAGCCGTAATACGACTACATTAGAAGAAACAATATCCATTAATAATATAGGTAAAATAGTTAAGAGTTTTGCAGGGGATACCGAGAAGATATTAGATGAATTATCTAAGCTACCCCTGGATGAACTAAAACAAGAAACTGTTAATGTTTACCTCTGTAAACAAGCTATTCAAAGAAAAGAAGATAACGAAATAAAAGCTAATGCAACATATGTTAGTGGGGATAAAATATTAGCTGCATTGTCCAAGATAAAAAAACAAGCTAATCCAAGATACAGAGAAAAAGTTGAATACAATAAACGTAATGGGATTAAACCATGGGAGAATAAAAAGTAATGCCGGGTAGACCAATGAGAAAAGTTTTCTGTCAAGGATTTACTAGAGCCGGATTAAGATTAGGTTTAAAAATACCCTGTAAAATGAAAGGTTATCTACTTGCAAATAATACTTACAAGTGTAAATATCATGGCTATCAAAATGTAAAGGGATTTAAAAAGAAAAACTATACAGATAAAACAAGGATTAAACAATTAAAAACCCTCTTGCAGTTTAGGAACTATACAGATGAACAACTCAAAAACTATTACCATGAAAAAATCAAACCAGGAATTGATAACAACAAACCAAGCAGATATAATATGCGATGCTCTAGCAAATGGAAAAACCCTTACAGAAATTCTGGAAGATCAAAAGACTTATCCGTTCAGTTTGATGAAGTTTTACGCATACTTAAAAAAAAATCCGGAATTAGAAATAAAAATAACTGAAGCTAGAAAGTACGGAGTTCAAACTCTGATTGATAAACTACTTCAAGTATTTAAATATCAAGAAATTGAAGATCCTAATGCGATCCTCTGGATCCGTGAGAAAACTAAGTTTATTACATTTTTAGCAAATAAATTAACAGATCTATATTCTGATAATAAACCTATTAAACAAAACATAGATCAAAAAATGACTATTAGTTGGGAAGATACCTCTGATGATTTGATTGATGTATCTGGGGATATAACCGATATACCCCCAGACAATAAAGATTAGTTATTACTTTTTATGTTTATTATTAATTCAATATCACTTGAATATTGATGATGTAAATCTTCATACTCTTCTAAAAAAGCAACCATCTTTCTTAATCTTTGACCATCTGTACTTTTAATAGAAGTAAGTAATTGATTTTTTAATTCTTTATTTCCTTTGTATTTATTTCCATAAGAATTAATTGTGTATTTATCTATGTACATATTTACCTTTCCTTTTTGTTGTTAGATTTTTTTTGCTATGTATTGAAATTTAGGATCATGATTTGCGTTCCCATATTCCATACGTTTTTGAAATAAAACAACTCTTTTACTTTCATAAGCACGCATAAACAAATTTGCTATATCCCTTATGGAGTAGTCATAAAATCTATCTTTTGCAAGATAACCCTCATGATAAGTTATTGATTCATTAGTTTGTGCAGTTTGTAACCAGGCTTCGTATTTGCTTAACATTTTTTTTATCCTTATTGTTTAGTTGTTTGTTTTTATAGTGAGTGTAAATAATTCCTTTAGCACTCAAAATATTTATTAGAGTTTGTTTTTTTAACTCTTCTAAATTTTGTTTATTCATTAATAATTTGGATTAAGATAAGGCATATCTTCCTTAATTAATTCTATGCTACACCTTAAACTTTCTAATTGTTGTTTATAAATTTGATTATCTTTATTATCAAAAATTAAATCTCTTTTTCTTTCAATTAATTCATGTAATACTTCAACAGATTTTTTGTACTCATCTTGTTTTATTTTATAATCTTTCATTTTATTTTTACCTTTCTATTTTGTTTGCATATACTTTTATTAACTTAAACCACTTATCTTTATAAAGTTTTTTAAACTCTAAGTTTTCTGCTTTGTTATAAGCATTTGCTAAGTTATCTAATTGTTTTCTTCCGTCTATAAATAACTCATGTTTTCTTTGTTTATCACTCATTTTTCTTTCATGATTTCTTGCTTTGTTTATTTCTTGTACTATTCTTATTTCATCTTTAGTTTGATCTGGCATTATATCCCCCATTGTTGAGCCATTGCTTGAGCAATCCCAGACCAAAATTTTGATCTGTCTTTAGAACCTCTTGCAACATATCTGTTTTTGTTTTTGTTTGTATTTTTATATCTACTAGTACCACTTTCAATAAATGTTTTAACTTCTGATTTATTAATGATATTTGTAGGTTTTAATTTTGGCAATCCTTTCAACCACAATCTAGTTTTTTTTGTGTATGGATGACCAAATTCGTATGGTTGAATTTCCTGGTCGTGTTTAGGTAATTCAAATATTTTTGATTGTACAGGATTTTCAATCGCAATTTTGCAATCCATATTATAAAAACACATAAAGAATTTTTTTGCTTCCAATCCTTTATGGTATCGTTCCATATTTAATTTACCTTTTTCTGGATATAAACGACAGGCTCCTGCATTGGATAAATAAGTACATGGTGGATGAGCAATTATTAAATCCCATTTATATTTTTCTAAATTTAGATGTTTTAAAACATCATCTTTAATATGATTTCCTGGAATTTCTGTATCCAAAATATCACATGACCAGGCATCATGACCAAGTTTTTTAAACTCTTCTCTGACAATCCCAGAATACTCACAAGCTATTAATACTTTCATTTTTCCTCTTTTATTTTTTTTAATATTGATTTTAATAATTTAACTAATGTTAAGTTTTTTTCAAAATTACTTTTATAAATTTGAATATCCAAATCATCACTTAACCAATTAATTAAAAAGTCTTTTTCTTTTTTTGTTAGTTTCATTTTTTTACCTCTTCTATTTCAACCTCTGATGATAAGACTTCATAATCATCCCAATTATGAGACAAAATTATTTCATCTTGATTTTCTGCTTTTACAATTTGTACTTCTTTTACTTTATCTATTCTTATAATTTTAAATGTTTTCATTTATTCCCCTATTGGTTGGTTTAAAAAATTATTTAATTCATAAACTTTGCTTCTTACATCATAAAATTTTTTACTTAAAAAATCTGGATGATTTCTATCCATAATTTTATGATCAATATAAATTGAGTATCTTTCACTATGTTTTAAAGGAACAAACGATTGCGTGCCGTAATTTTTCCTGGACCCACGACCCAACACACGGACCCGATAACGATCTTTATTAATAAATTTACGGACCATTTTTATAAATTGCCAACCCTCTTTAGAATTTGGGATGTCATGAAAATAATGCACACAAGCAAATTGTTTTTGTTCCTTTTTTGGTTGTATGTTTGTTGCGTTTTTTATTGCTTGTATTACTTCGTTTGTATCGTATTCATTACTCATTTTTTTAACCTCTTTCTATAT